ACTACATTAGCAATTAAAGAATGTGAGTTAGCTACATTTACTAAAGTTCAAAAACTAATTAGTAAATATTCTACAAAAATATCACCATTGATAGCTATTGTAAAAGATATAAATAAAAATACAATTGATGCATTAGATGCACAAAAAAATTTAGCAACAGTGTGCGGTTGGTAGTTAGGAGTTAAAAATGAAGCACGTATTATTCGGTGAAGATGTTACCACAGTAAAAACAGCAGTGCTCATTAAAACACTTAACAAAAATGAAATTATAAACCATTATCTAAAAGATATGGATGATGATATAAATACTTTTGTAGCTTTTAACTTGCACTATGTAAATAATAAAGTAACAGCTAAAGACGCTAGAGAATACCTAGCGGAATTACTTGAAGGTATGGATGGGTTAGGAATAACTACACTATATGTAGCTGACTCTACATACTTTAAGTATTTAACTGGAGTAAAGAAAGTCAGTGATATGTATAATGAGGTTGTTCCGTGTGATATAAAAGACTACAGACATATTAAATGTATACTAGGTGTTAATTATCAAGCAGGTATATATGACCCAAAGATGATACCTAAAATGCAAGGAACAGTAGAAACTTTAAAGAAACATTTAGCTGGTTCATTCACAAGAAAAACCTTGGAACCTAAGACTGCTATATTGCAAGAATATGAAGACTCGATAGCACTAAATAATATGTTAAATACATTTGTGCGTGCTAGAAAGGTTCTTGCTGTGGATATTGAAACCACGGGTCTTAGGTTTAATGAAGCAAGGATAGAGTCTATAGCTTTTGCTTATTCAGACTCTGAAGGTTACGCTGCCATTATTGACGGTAAATCTGGTTCACTTAAAATACTGAAGAAGTTTTTTAAAGCTTTTGATGGTAAATTAATTTATCATAACGGCTTATTTGATATAAAATTCTTAATATACCATTGTTTTATGGAAGACAAGAATGATTTAAAAGGTATGCTAGAGGGTATACAGGTAATGACTAAACATGTGGATGACACAATGATAATGACTTATTTGTGTACTAACAATACTCAAGGTAATGAACTAGGATTAAAACCTAATACTGTAGAGTACACGGGTAATTACGCAGAAGATGTTAAAGATATTACAAAGTTAAGTTATAACGACTTACTAATGTATAATCTAAGAGATACCCTTGCTACTTTCTGGTTGTATAATAAGAGAAAAATTGAATTAGCTACAGAAGGTCAAGTAGAAATATACAATAATGTATTTATGCCCAGCTTACCTGTGTTGTTAGAAATGATGCTAGTAGGTTTGCCTATGGATATGTCAAGATTAGATGTAGTTACTAGAATGTTACAAAGTGAAGTAAGACAAAATAAAAAAACTATACTTAGTAATGATTATGTAAAATCAGCAGTGTTTAAAATTGCTATTGCAGAGTCAACAAAAGCTAATGCAAAGTTAAAGAAAAAACTAAAGTCTATAACTGATTTTGTACAACCGTTCAATATAAACTCTAATACACAGAAAGCAGTACTATTTTATGATGTTATGGGTTTACCTATAATTGAAACAACTGATTCTGGGTTACCTAGCTGCTCAGGAAAGACAATTAAAAAACTAGCTAAGCAAATAGATGATGAAAAGACTAAACAGCTCCTAGAGGCTTTTAAAGACTATATGGATGCAGATAAAATACTTACTACATTTATTAAAGCTTTTACTAATTTTGCCTTTGAAAAAAATGGTTTGCATTGGTTAAATGGAAATCACAAATTAGGTGGTACATTATCAGGAAGATTGAGTTCAACAGAACCTAACCTTGCTAACTTACCAAGTAATAGTAAATATGGTAAAGATATAAAGAGTATATTTAAAGCTCCAGAGGGTTGGTTATTTGCAGGCTCAGATTTTAGTGCCCTTAACATTTGATGTTACAAGAAGAAAATACTTATGATGAGAATAAACAAATGATAATAAGTATAAGTACTCAAGTAAAGTCTTCGGGGGTCCTACTCAGTAATGGGTAGGTAATAATGGAATTTAATTGCTGGAACGCTAAGGGAGAAATCCTATGCCAATCAGCAGCGAAGATTTATATTGACACTGTGTCTTTTTTATAGTATAATCATACTGTCAAGAAAATTTAACATAAAGGACACAGCATGGAATGGATTATACCTGAATTTCCTAACTATAAGATTAATAAAGAGGGAGTAGTATTCTCTAAACGAAAAGGTTATAGGGAGTATAAAAACGGACCTTGGATTGTTGAAGAGAATTGGAAACCTCTCAAACAAGTGCTTGATAAAGGTGTGGGATATTACTTAGTAAGTACGGTAAACTATGACACTGAAGGTAATCGTACCAAAAAGAATCAGTTTATTCATAGGCTATTAGGTAAAGCTTTTATACCTAACCCAGGAAATAAAGCACATATTAATCATATAGATGGTAATAAAACTAATAACTCATTAGATAATTTGGAATGGGCTACTGAGCAAGAAAATACTCAACATGCAGTAGACACAAGACTTATGACGTTTGAACATTCTGAAAAAGCCATTATACAGATGACTAATAATTATGAGATTATAGCTGAGTTTAAATCAGCTAGGGAAGCTACAGAAAAAACAGGTATAGCTTACCAAAATATATCTAAAGTAGTTCGAGGTATTAGACCTAGAGCTGGTGGCTTTAGATGGAAATATAAATAACGTTCAGAGGCTATCCCCGTACGGGGAGTAGGCTGCAAGTGCAGTCGAAACAGTTCCTACCCTACATTTTGAGGGTAAAGATATAGTCCGACACTCATAGAAATATGAGAGCAGATTAACGACCTGCATAACAGAAAGCGAAGATAGAGTAGTAGCTATTATTTCTCAAGACCCCAACAAAAAAAGAATATTTACCGATGGGATAGATGGACATTGTCTAAATGCGTATGGTTATTATGGTGACCAGATGCCAGACATAGACCCAGACAATCCAGAGAGTGTGAATTCAATTGCCGATAAATATCCTACATTACGTCAGGATTCTAAGGCAAGTACATTTGCTTTAAATTATGGAGGAACTTCATTGACTCTTCATAGTAATAATGGGCTACCGATGGACCAGGCTATTAAAGTAGAAGCTGGTCATAAAGAAATGTACAAAGTGCTACATAGTTGGAGCCAAGATAACAAAGTACTAATGGCAAAACAAGGTTATATATCTTGTGCTTTTGGACTTAAAGTCAGAACCCCTCTATTAGCAAAATCTCTAATTGATTCAAAGATTACTCCAAGCAGTGTAAAAGCTGAATTTAGAAGTGGTAATAATGCTGTGACACAGTCACACGGATTAATGACTACTAATGCTGGAATAATGTTTAAAGAACGATTAGACAAATCACCATATAGGTATCAAGTACTTCTGATTAACTTTATCCATGATGCAATTTACTTATTAATTGAGGAAAATGCAGAAGTCATAGAATGGGTTAATGTTAACTTGATTGAATGTATGGTGAACTCAGGGGACTACCAAGTACATGGTAATACTGAAGTTCCAATATTGGCTAACCTGGAGATAGGAAAGTCATGGGATAAGCAGTATGAATTACCAGTTAATTGTAGTGTCACTGAAATTATTAAGATATTAAAGGAAAAAGTAAATGAAAGTAAAACCGTGTAGTAAAATATGCCAGGAATGTGGCTTTATTAAGTCAGGTGCTAAGAATACATTGTATGCTGAAACCTTTGATATCGTACAAAGTGGTGTGGTTTTTCCATGCCACATGTATTTAAAAAGTCAGACAGGGAATGAATCGTATGGTACAGAAAATCTAAAAGAAATTAAGGTGTGTAGGGGTTATATAGCCTACATGAAAAAACATAATCTGGATTTAATAGAAACATGGGAATCAAATAAGCAATACTTTTGGTTCCAAAATTTATTAAATGAAATAACAGATGAAGACTTAAAAGATATATATTCACCTGATGAGTTAATTGAAGCTCATAAAGGTTTAAAAGAACATATATATTTAGGCAACACAATAGGAAAAATAAATGATTAAATACAATAACCCAACGGGATTACACCCATTTGTTGCAGCAATGCTAACTTACAACGATTATGATTATACTAATGACCCATCAGTTATAAGTACAACATCATTAATGAAACCAGTAAATATGGTAGCACTAGAGAGATTTAATAGTGGTTGTAATAAAGAAGTAGATGTAGAAGGTTTAATTCCTTCAGTAATGGGTAGTGCAATGCACAGTCTATTAGAAGTAGCTCTTGAATCAACAGATAAGCCAACATGGGAAATGTTAGGTGTAAAGGCTGATGACTTAGAAATACAACAAGAAATTCGTAAAGCAGTGAAAGTTTTAGGTACAGCATTTACTTTATCAGGTAAGTTCGATGTTCTATATAAATATATGAATAATCCATGGAGATTAGCTGACTTAAAAACAATGTCAACTTGGGGAACAATTCTTTCTAGTAAAGAAAAAAATCTTGAATTTGTTAAACAACTTTCAATTTATAGATGGTTGAACCAAGATAAAGAGATTGATGATATTGCAGAAATCTTTTACTGGTACACAGACTGGTCTAAAGTTAAAGCTTTACAAGATAGTAGTTATCCACAATCACGAGTTGGTCACTTTGAAATAGCTTTATGGAACTTAGAAGAAACAGAGCAATTTATTAAAGCTCGTTTATTCGAGATATCTAAAGCACTTGAGAGTTTAGCTAGAACTGGTAGAACAGGTACAGCCTGTCAAGAAGCAGACTTATGGCAAAGTGATGCTAGTTATAAATATTACAAACCTAACAAACAAGGTAAGATAAATTATACTAGAGCAACTAAAGTGTTTGCCCAGCAGTCAGAGGCAATTGCATTTATGGCTAGTAATGGTAACGTAGGTGAAATCAAAGAATTTCCAGCAATGATTAAAAGATGTAATTATTGTTCAGTTCGAGATTTTTGTGAACAGTATCCAGTGTATAAAGCACAGGGTTTAATCCCAAATTTATAGGAGTGAGTTATGAGTATTAAAAGTGATGCATTCGTAATTAGAGTGCAAGATAATAGAGGTAAGATTAAATCTCAAAAACATATTGATATGCTACATGTAATATCACATTTAGGTAGTGATTCAACTGTCGACCAAGCGGAAAATAAAAAGATGGTGGGGATAACTTTCATCAATCAAGTTGCAGTAGAATTATCTACAGCTGACCAAGAGTTATTTTGGAAAGAATTTATGGAATTACCAAGTCAAAAAATAACAGATGCTAAACTACTTCTTATGAAATATGTTTAGTAAAGAAAAATTTAAACAGGAGTTTATGATGGAACCTTTAGAAGGCGAATTAACAGTAGAAAGTGCAGCAAAGGTAGCTGCAAGTGTGGGCAAAAAAACTTTTGCAGATGTAAAAACAGACTACGGTGTAGTACTTGTACAAGGTAAACTCTATTATGGATGTCACCTAAGAGGTACATTAACAGAAAAAAGTAAAACAGCATTTAGTGTTTTATCTTCAACAATAGATGATGTAGATGATATTAAATTAGATACATTTATCTTTGGACAAATGCAAGGTACAGATTTAGCATTAGCTGAAATTGATACAAGTGATTTATATAATTGGTTTTTTAATTCAAGTGCTACTGCAACTCTTCCTGCTTTATCAAAAGAAGTTAAAGCTATTGTATTGAAAGATATTAATAAATGGAAAGGTATGTATGAAGGTGGACATAGTACATTTGCACCATTAACTACTTTATCTGATGAATTAGCTGAACCAATTATAACAAGTAACCAGTATGCAGAAATGTGTACACAGTTACAAACTTTAGGTGTGCAACTAGCTAGTGAACTTGCTAAAATTAAAAAAGATTTACAAGGCATTGGTCTTGAAGGTTTTATTGATAGATATGCATTTAAGGAACATGTACTTGTATCTGGTCCAAGTGGTGCATCAAAAACTTATACCGTAGATAAATTTGTGACTGATAATGGGTTTACAAAAGAGTTTATTGCTGGACATGAAGCTATTGAATCAACTGATTTACTTGGTTACCCAATTAGACATATTGATGGTTCATTTGTATGGATGGATGGTCCACTTACAGCAGCATTTAGAAATGCACAAGTAGAAAAAACTGTACTATTCATTGATGAATTACTGAGAGTACCATCTAAAGAGTTAAATATTCTTGTAGGTGCACTTACTCCAAACTCTGCAGGTCAATTTGTTTTAAGAACCAATAGACTAGTAGATATTGAACATGGTATTGGTAAGTCTGAAACACTTATAATTCCTCAAGAAAATCTATGGGTAGCTGGGACTACAAATATGGGTGGTGATTATGATGTAAATGAAATGGATTTAGCTCTTAATGATAGATTTATGATTACTGATGTAGCTATTGACCAAGAAACTATTGATACAATTATTCAATCTTCTGACCATAATAATTTGGGTCAAATGGTACAAGATAAACTATCTAAACTATTCCAATTAGTTAATAGTTTGGTTGCTGCACAAGAATTGACTTATAACATGAATATTCGTCATATTACTAAAGTATTGAAAAACACACAAGATGTTAAACAAATTAAGTCTTACTTACAAGATTTAGCTCCTCAAATTGTGAGTAGAACTACTGAAGGTAAATTAAACCAGTCTGAGTATCAGATATATAAAGATACTGTTGACTCACTATTTTAAAGGTTAAATTATGGAAGAAATAAACGAACAGAAAATGTTGTTCCAGTCAGCTATCCGTAAGAAGATATTTGCTGGCTCGGAACTAATGAAAGAATCATTACAAAATTCAAACTTTGTTGTATCTAAACAATTTCCTACTCAAGTAATCACAATTGATAATAGACGCTATGTGCGAGTAAATGAAGCAGATATACACGAAGATTCTATTGATTCATTACTATCTACTATGCTAGGTATTGAAGAATTCAAAGATGAAGATGCTGACTTAAATTCGGTTTTACAGAAATCAATTAAGTTAAATCATGAAATGGATGCTGTTGATTGCACAAAAAATCTAATTGAAGTTGATGACTTCCAAAATATTACTAATTTAGATACAATTCCAATCCAAAAACAGATAGTAGCTGTTACGGAAGAAGAAAAAGATAAAGAACGTGAACAGAATAAACAAGATGAAGAAGATGGTGGAGATGTTACTGAGCAAGCTCAGAGAATGTCTAATGCAATGAATGCAGCTACTTCACCAACTGAAGCTGACTCTGGTCAACAAATGTCTTATCAAGTAGAACAAGAATTAGAACAAACATTGGATGAAGTTAAAACACATGCTGGTAAATCATATTTCCATGCAGAAGAGTCAATGTTTAATGCTGAAGAACTTAATGAGTTAAAAAAGCAAGCCAACACACTATTAAAAGCTTTTCGAGGTAAGAAAGGTAGAACCAAGAGATTATCACCATCAAAACGTATTTCAGCTAGAGATATGTCATTAGATAAAGACAAAGTTTACATATCTAAATTTACTGGTGAGGGTAAGTTCATTCACATGAATTTCCTTATTGATTGTTCTGGTTCTATGAGTGGGTATCCAATGCGTAATGCAGTGGCTATAACTTATATCTTTAATCAATTAGCAAAGGCAGGGCACTTAAAAATGACTGTCTTATATAGTGAATCAAGTCATAATCATAAGATTGTGTTACCAGTAGAAGACTCTGAAATATTATCATTGCATTTAACTGGTGGTTCCGAAGGTTTAACTAGAACAATTAATGAACACGTTGCTTGTATAAAGAATACAAACATGATTTGTCTAACAGATGGTAATCTTGCAGATGAAGGTATTGATAAAAAGTTCTGGGATAAAAACAAAATGGTGACTACAGGTGTATATGTAAATAAGAAAGCTAAAAAGCTAACTGAGTATACAGGTAGTTTAAATAAATGGTTTAATCACTCTATCGTAAGAGCAGATGTGAAAGAGCTAATTCAAGCCTTAGTTAGAATAGGGTTAAAATAAAAAGGAGATAATATGGATTTTAGTAGTTTCAAGTACTTTGAACCAAGTGAACAATTGGTGACCGTACTTAAAAACAAGAATCAATCTAGTGAAAGTTTATTCTTCAGAGTAATGGTTGCATACTATTTCACAAAAGTGGCAAGTATAATGCGTTGTTCTGTAAAAACTTTGGATAGAGGTGTAATCCCCACAAATATGTATGCTCTAAATTTAGCAACATCTGGGTTTGGTAAAGGTAGAAGTATTAACATCATTGAGAATGATATTCTTAGTGGTTTTAAAAATGTGTTTATGGATTCTACTCTTCCTAAGATAGCAGATAAAAATTTAGCTAAGATTGCAATAGCAAGAGCATCAAAATTAGGGGTTGACCCTGACCAGATGTATACAAAAGTGCTTGCAGAGTATGCTAGTACAGGTGCATACCTGTTTAACTTTGATTCAGGTACAAGTCCTGCAGTCAAACAATTAAGACATCAATTATTATTAGCTGGTGCAGGTTCTATTAATCTTGAAATGGATGAGGTTGGAGCCAACTTTAGTAACAACTTAGAAGTATTAAATACTTTTATTGAGTTATATGATGTAGGTAAAGTTAAACCAAAAATTACTAAATCTACAAAAGAAAATGTTAGAAATGAAGATATTACTGGAGCTACACCAGCAAACTTACTTTTATTTGGTACACCAAGTAAATTGTTAGATGGTGGTAGAACAGAAGCTGAATTTTATGACATGCTTGATATGGGTTATGCTCGTAGATTACTATTTAGTTATGTATCAAAGACAGAAACTAATACAGATATGTCTGCAGAAGATTTGTTTGACTTAATGACAGATACTTCAACTGATTTGTATATTAAAAGTTTACATGATGAGCTAGAGGAACTAGCTGATGAGAAATATTTTGATAGACAATTGTTTATTGATAAAGCTACAACTATTGAGTTAATTAAATATCAGCAGTATTGCCAAGAGCGAGCCAAAGATATGAAAGAACATCAAGAGATGGAAAAAGCTGAGATGACTCATAGGTATTTTAAAACACTTAAACTTGCTACGGCTTATGCATTTATTGATAAATCCCCAGATATCAGATTAAATCATATTCAGTCAGCTATGAAATTAGTTGAAGATTCTGGGACAGCTTTCTCAAAAATTTTGAAGAGAGAGAAACCTTATGTGAAACTAGCTAAGTATGTCGCAGATGTTGATAAAGAAGTTACTCATGTTGATTTAGTAGAAGATTTACCTTTCTATAAAGGTTCTGAATCTCAAAAACGTGACCTATTGAATTTGGCAGTTGCTTATGGGTACAGAAATAACATCATTATTAAGAAATCTTACGTGGATGGTATAGAGTTCTTGAAAGGTGAGTCGTTACCTGAAACTGATTTAAGTAAATTAACTGTATCTGCAAGTAAAGATATTGCTGTAGGTTATGGGCATGATGTAGTTTCATTTGACCAGTTAGTAGATTTTGTTACTATGCCTGGGTTACATTTTACTACACATCACTGGCAAGATGGTAATAGAAATAAAACTAATTTAATACCTGGTTTTAATCTGGTGGTTCTTGATATAGACCATGGTATTACATTAGATATAGCAAGAAGTCTTCTTGAAGATTATACATATATTGCTTACACAACTAAACGACATACGGAACAAGCAAACCGATTTAGGATTATATTACCATTGTCACATACTATTAGTCTTGGTTCAGATGAATATAGTAAGTTTATGGAAAATGTGTTTAGCTGGTTACCTTTTGATGCTGATGAAGCTACAAAAGATGTAGCACGTAAATGGATGACAAATCCAGGTGAATCATTTGTAAATGATGGCAAATTATTAGATGCTATGCAATTTATACCTCAAACAAAGAAATCAGAAGAGATGACACTTAGAAGACAACAAGTTAGTTCAATGTCAAATCTACAAGCTTGGTTCTTCAGAAAAATAGGTGAAGGTAACAGAAACAATGTTCTACTTAAGTACGGTTTAGTACTTGTAGATAATGGTTATGATATAGACTCTGTGCGTAATGCAGTTGTTGATTTCAATAACAAAGTTACAGACCCATTACCTGAAGCTGAAATACACCGTACATTAATGATTACGATTACTAAACGTATGGCAGAACTAGGTAAGCTCTAGTTAATAGGACCAAGATACTTGAACGTCCTTTTAAAAGCTAGTAAATTTTATAAAACTAAAGGAGCAATATGTCTACAGAAACAGTTAATGACGATTTAGTCTTGATATCTGGAGCATCTGCCACTGGTAAATCGGCTAGTTTAATGAACATAGCAAACCCAGAAGGGGTAATGTATTTGAATTGTGAAAGCAATAAAAAGTTACCTTTTAAGAGTAAATTTATGGAACTTACTATAATTGACCCTTACCAAGTGTATGAAGCTTTTGACCATGCAGAAACTCTGCCTGATGTGCACACAATCATTATTGATACTTCTACTTATCTTATGGATATGTTTGAAACTCAATATGTTTTAGCTTCTGCTAATACCCAAAAAGCTTGGGGAGATTATGCTCAATACTTTAAAAGATTGATGCAGCAATATGTAGCAAAGTCTACAAAGAATGTTATTGTTTTGGCTCACACTAAACAAGTGATGAATGACGCTGAAATGGTTCTTGAAACTAAAGTACCCGTTAAAGGTGCTCTAAATAATAATGGTATTGAAAGTTATTTTAGTACAGTTATTTCATGTAAGAAAATGCCACTAAATAAATTGAAAGATTTTGCTAGTGATATGCTTACTATTACTGAAGAGGAAGAAATGCTTGGTTATAAGCATGTATTCCAAACTCGTTTAACTAAAGATACGGTAAATGAACGTATGAGAAGTTCAATGGGTATGTGGAATATCAAAGAAACTTACATTGATAACAATGCACAGTTAGTTATTGATAAACTACACCAATTCTACGGTGATTAAGTAGCTCTGACAGAGTTTTATCTATTTAGGTGACTCATTTATTGAGTTTAATACTTTCGAGGCTTGTAGAGCCTCTGACAACATAATTAAAAGGAAATATTATTATGGATTTATTTAAAAAAGACGCATCAATTGAAACAGAAAAAGACACACTAGGTGGTGGTGGTTTTGTATGGGATACAGGACTTTATGACGTTGCAATTGACTCAGTATACATGGACCAATCTAAAGGTGGTGCTTACTCACTAAACTTCGTATTCAAAACTGCTGATGGTAGAGAATTAAGAAATACTCAATATGTTACTTCTGGTGCTGCAAAAGGTACAAGAAATTACTATGAAAAAGATGGTAAGAAACACTACCTACCTGGCTTTACTGCTGCAAATGATATTGCCGTAGCTGCTACTGGTAAAGAACTTTCTGCTCTTGAGAGGGAAGATAAAATTGTAGAGATTTATGATTTTGACCTTAAGAAAAAAGTACCAGCTACTAAGCCAGTATTCATGGAAATGATTGGTAAAACTTTTAAACTTGGTGTTCAAAAAGTTAAAGAGTACAAAAATGTAAAAAATGGTGCTGGTGACTATGTACCTGGTAATGAAATTAAAGAGTTTAATGAAGTTGCTAAGTCATTTAACAATGATGGTCTTACTTCTGTTGAAGCAAAAGCTGGGGCAACAGAACCAGAATTTGTTAACAAATGGTTAGAAAGAAATGGTGCTGACTTTATTAAAGACAAAACTAAAGGTGTAACTCCTGCCGCTGGTGGTGGAACATCTGGAATGCCTGCTGCAGGTACTGGTGCTGCTCCTTCATTATTTAATAAGTAATAAATGTGAAAGCCATAGTGCTTCCCATTTACTATACTAAAGAGTACAAACGTGGAAAAACTATGAAGCGTAAAAATAAGGAAGGTAAAGTCATTACTAAAGTAGTATATGAGCATACCTTTCTTGTTGGTATGAATTGGTATAGGAATGTTGACCCATATACAAATAATGAGGTCAAAACTTGGTATGATGAAGAGATAACTAAACAGTTAGGTGTAAATCCAGATTTAACTAAGCCTTTTCAGTATACCTTAAATTTAAAATTGTATTATTCAAACCCCAGTTGCGATGGGTCTAATATATTCTCACTTATGGAGAAGTATACCTTAGACTCATTGCAAAAATTAGGTTGGGTAAAACAAGATAATGTTAAGTTCCATACAGGTACAACTACAGAAGTAGTTGAAAAAGACAGTGATAACCCTAGAGTTGTTGCTGAAATAATAAGGAAAGAAGATGCCTAAGTATAAAGAATTATTTTTACAACATGGTAAACAAGTAGATATGAAGTTGCAAGAAATTGCTACTAAATTATCAACAACTGCTGATTTTGAAAATGACAAAGTAGATATACTTATTTCTTTGGGTCTAATTGGAGAATTCAATTCTGATTTAGTTAATTTATTAGCTAATGATGCACCTAAAGATTTAGTAACTAAATTTGTAAGTGAAGACCCAGTAGAATTGTATAAAGTAAGTGTAAGTAAATGTGAGGGTTCTTGTGATTGTGAACCAACTAGAGAAGAGAAGCAAATTGATGCTATTACTGACCTAGTTGAAAGATTAGAAGAATTAACTAAAAACGCACAAGCGAAAGTAAGAGGTTAATTATGAAATTAATTATGGAAGAAGCAGAAATTCAAGCTGCAGTTAAAGCGTACATGGGTACTGATTATGACATCAAAGACCTAAAAGTAGTTGTTGGGAGAACTAAAAGTTCAACTAGAATTGAAGTTGAAGTTGAGAGAGTACAAGTTGAAGCTTGTATACCTACTTCACCTATTATGAGAGATATCAGTGTGCCTGAAAAGGTTGTTGCTCCTATAACACCAAAAGTACACTCTGGTCCAATTTTCTCAAGAATTGAGGAAGACTAATGGCTGCTGATAACGAACAATTAGTAGCGATTAAAACGCTAATGGATAAATGTATTGATGAGATTGACTCATACATAGAAAAACCTACTAAAACTAAAAGTCTAAATATTAGAAAAATGACTACAAGTATTGGTAAGTCTGGTACATTTTTAAGAGCTGAGCTTATAGCTTTAGATAAAGCAGGATATTAATATGAATGCTTGGGAAGAATTACCTCAGTTTAGTAAAGAGTTATATAAAGCTACTTATTTTCATGAGAATGATGATTATGAATCATGGTCACATAGAGTTTCCCATAAATATGCTAATGATGAAAATCATGGTAATCGTTTAAAGATATATATACAAAAAAGATGGTTTCATCCGTCTACTCCTATTGCGTCTGATAGAGGGTTACCAATTGCTTGTTACGTTTCACATGTTGGTGATAGTAATGAAAGTATATTTGACTCATATCATGAAGGTGCTTGGTTAGGTGCTCTTGGTGGTGGTCGAGGAGTTTACTGGGGAGATGTTGGTTCACAAGGTCGTCCTATTGGTAAATACTCTAAAGATTTAACTTGGAGGGAAATACAAAGTAACCCTGACATACCAAAAAGTCCTGGAGTTATTCCATTTTTAGGTGTGTCAGATAGAGCTACGTATGCAATCTCACAAGCTGGAACTAGACGTTCAACTGAAGCAGCATATATGCCTGTATATCATGCAGACATTATTCCTTTCAAAGACATTCGTTTAGAAACTGGTTCAAGAGATAGACGTATGCCTAACTTACATCATGGTATAGCTATTACAGATGCCTTTATGGAAGCTGTGAAAAACTTACAACCATGGGATTTAATTGAACCACACACAAAAATGGTTGTGGACACTGTTGATGCTTTTGATTTATATATGGACATTTTGTCTGTAAGAAAAACTGAAACTGGTGAGCCATATTTATTATTTATTGATACTGTCAATAGAGATAATCCTATTGAATATACAAAAGAAGGTTACTTAGTTTATTCTAGTAATATATGTACAGAGATAGTTGGTGCTACTGCTCCAGACTTAACTGCTGTGTGTTGTTTAGCAAGTTTAAACTTGGAACAATGGGATGAATATGAAGACAGTATTGAGCAAGTAGTAAAAGACGTTTCTGATTATCTATCTAATGTATTGATTCATACTGTTAGAGAAACAAAACATAGACCTGAATTTGCTCGTGTACGTAAATTCATTGAAGAAACTATGGAAATTGGTATTGGTGTAATGGGCTTAGGTTCACTATTTCAAAAACGTAATATTCCATTTGAATCTCCAATGGCGAAAGGTTTGAATAGTCAGATAATGACTGCAATCAAAAATGCAAGTGATAAAGTACAAAGAGAAATTGAGGAAGATGAAAGATGCTTACTTAGTATCAAGCATGGTACTCATAAACGTAATCTACATTCATTAGCTATTGCTCCTACAATGAGTATTAGTACTTTAAGTGGTTTATGTAGTTCAGGTGTAGAACCTTGGGTAGCTAATAGTTTTACTAAAAAAGTACCTACTGGTAGTTATACTATACGTAATAAATATCTTGTACAATTAATCAACGAAACTGCATTAACTGATGTAGGTATGCCTGGTGATAAGTGGATTGAAGAACAGTGGAAGTTAATTAACAAAGCTGGTGGTTCAGTTCAACACTTAGATTGGATGACAGACTATGACAAAGATGTATTTAAAACAGCTTTTGAAATAGACCAAAGAACTATCATTGGTTTAGCTGCTGACAGACAAAAAATCATGGTAAATGAACAGTCACAGAGTATTAATTTATTTATGCCTGCAGAAGTTACTTATGAAGAGCTATATACTGTTCACATGATGGCTTGGGAAGAAGGTTTAAAATCTTTATATTATTTACGTTCTGAGCCAGCTGTACAAGCAGATGTTGCAAACAAAGAAAGACAGGCTATTACATTAGAAGATGATGTATGTGTAGCTTGTACATAAAGGATTTATATGGAAGCATATATTGGAACCAAACTGATAAACGCTAAACCTATGAGCAGACTAGTATATACAGCCTTACGAGGCTGGGAACTACCTGCTGATGAGAATGGTGCAGATGAGGGTTACCTTGTAGAATATCTTGATGGGGGTAAAGCTAATACTTCAGAATATGAAGGTTATATTAGTTGGTCACCTAAAGATGTGTTTGAAAAAGCATACAAAACATCAGGTAGTTTATCATTTGGTTCAGCTATTGAACTAATGAAACAAGGTAATAAAGTTGCCCGTGAGGGTTGGAATGGTAAAGGTATGTTTATATTTTTAGTGGGCGGGAGTCAATTTAAAGTAAATCGCCCACCATTATTGGGTATTTATGAAGAGGGTAAAGAAATTAATTACCAACCTCATATTGATATGAAAACTGCAGACGATACAATTGTACCTTGGTTAGCTTCTCAAAGCGATATGCTTGCAGAAGACTGGGTGATTGTATCATGAGTAATCTATTAAATCGTTCCACAACTTTACCTGTTTACAGGGAAGCTGGTGGGATGAAATACCCTTGGATGGAAGATGCCACTAAATTACTAATGGACATGTTCTGGAAATTTGATGCTATTGAATTAGGGAAAGATGTAGAAGACTATGCTAAAGGTTCTAAGAAAGAGCGTGGTGATATACAAGAAATCATGAAACTGTTTACACAAAATGAGGTACAAGTATCTCATGGATATGTGAAGATGGCAACTATATTTAAACCTGAAGAAGTAGTAAATTGGTGTGTGTATGCTAATGGTACAGAAGTAACTCATAAAATGGCTTATAGCCTTTTTACTGAAACTATTTTACCTAATACTAGTATATACACTGATTTTTTAGATATTAATGTTATGGCTACAAAGTCTACATTTCTTGATAAAGCTAAAGTAAAAAAATGGGAAGACTACAAAGCTGTAGGATTAACTGATGCTGAAGTGGATTGGGAATTTAGAAGAGCTGTTGCTCGTATGCTTGCTGTTTATGGTGGGGGTACAGAACTTGTATCTTTGTATGCTCAGTTTGCAATGTTACTACAATTTCAATTTGCAGGTAAATATCCAGGTCTTTGCCAAATAGTTGAATATTCTATTAGAGATGAGTATATACATGGACTTACAAATTGTAGACTCTTTAGAGAATACATTAGTGAGAACAAAGATATCTGGGATGATGAGTTAAAATTTGATATTTATGAAGGTACGAGAGAACTTGTATCTTATGAAGAATCATTGATTGACTATATTGACCCAGCTCATATAGATAAAGATAAATGTAAAGAGTATGTACGTTACCAAGCAGACCAAGCACTGAAAGAGTTAGGAATGAAACCTAACTATAATATTGCTGATAACCCTTTTCCTTTTATGGGGGAAGTAACAGGTACTATTCTAACAGATTTCTTTAGTGGTAAAGTTACTAGTTATAGCAGAAAAATGTTAGGTACAAAAGAAAATCTTAGAGCCAAAATAAAAAAGCTTAATGGAGAATCACATGAAAAAAACTAATGATGCAGGGGAAGCAACTGATATTTCAGTAGAAGCTACCCTACAACAAAGGGGTAATCGTTATGGTGAATTCAAAAATCATGCTAGTTTATCTCAAGCACTTAAAAGTGCTTTTGATGCTCATGTAGTTAAGTATGGTCAACCAGAAAACTTTACGGATAGTATGAGTGAATCAGTAGAAATGATTTTTCATAAACTAGCACGTATTGCCAATGGTGACCCAACTTATGATGACACTTGGCGGGATATTGCAGGTTATGCTCAACTTATAGTTGATGAGGTCAATGAAAAATGACCGACTACGAGATAGAGAAAAAAATTGAGAACATTAAAACTTCTCAGGCTCCTTTAGAATTGAGAGAGAAGGCAATTAAAGAGTTGGAGAGTAAGCTAAGCACTAACAACTCTTCACATATTGCTAGACAACAGTATGCAGAGAGTGCACCTGACTATTCAGATATTGGAGAATAAATGAAATTAGAAAAGGAATTACAAATGAATTTTAACCCGATTAAGCAAATTTACAAGTTTAACCAAGAAGCTGGGCTATTAGAAAAAGGCTACTCCGATGAAAGAGAGTGTGCCTACCCTATAGAAGAAGCTTTAGAAGGTTTTAATACTACTGAACTATTAGCACAACTAAGCATGGAACGAGGTGCAAGTCCTAAAGACATTTCAAGACGCATTATTGATTTAACTATCAATGGTGAAGATATACAAAATGTTGATAGATTAGACAAACATCTCGATGCTATAGTATTTGCTTTTGGTTCAATATTTAAACTTGGTCTTAGTCCTCAAGAAGCTATGAAAGCTTTATCCATTGTTGCTGATGCAAATATACAAAAACTTACTGTTGGTGTAGACTCAGAAGGTAAACAAATGAAACCTGAAGGTTTTATTCCACCTGAAACTCAATTGCAGAAAATTTTAGATACTTTGTAGTGCCACAGTCAATTGCGTAAGTAACGACTTAAACTATCTTACCCAGTAATCCGTAATAATGGGTATGTTTGTCAACTACATCAAATAAGTTGTCGAAGCTATAATGAGAATATTAGCAAATGGGTTATCATAACCAATACAAAATATGAGAATACAGTAAGCACTAATACTGTGTTGGAAGGGACTATAATATGACATCCGCAGCCAACTAAAATAAAAAGCAAGGGATTATTATAGAGTCGTATTTATGCGGCTCTTATTTTAGTTATTGACTAACTAAATATTTTTAGCTACAATACACATCACATTACGATATAGCTCAGTTGGTAGAGCGTCTGGCTGTTAACCAGAATGTCCCAGGTTCGAGTCCTGCTATCCCATCCATTTAACCCCTCAAAGCAATTTATAGCGATGTAACTCAGTTGGTAGAGTAATGGATTCTTGACTTGTCAGTCTAAAGATACTATAATGGTGTCAAAGGATTAATAATGAAAAAAAGAATGCTAACGGATGAACAACTATATATAGAGAATTCTACAACAGCAAGGTCTGTAGTTAGAAGGCGAATACTATATGATAATCTCATAGAGTACAAATGCTCAATATGTAGTTCAGAACCAAAATGGAGAGGTCAGGATATGTCATTAATTTTGGACCATGAAAATGGAATAAACAATGACCATAGACTCACAAATCTTAGGTTCTTATGTCCAAACTGTAATCATCAACAACCAACGTATGCTGGTAAAAACAAACGTAAAACTGATGAGAAGAAATGCGTAGACTGTAATAAGACTATTCATAAAAACTCAATTAGATGTAATGGATGTTCTGCTAAGAAAAAACATGCAGATGGTTTGATGAGCTATAGTAATTAGCAAATCCATAAGTCGTTGGTTCAAGTCCAGCCATCGTTGCCATCCCAAAACAAGGTAAAACTATGTTAGCTTTATTTACACCTGGCAAGATTAAAATTGCTGTGAATGTATTAATTCTTGTAGGAAGTATCCTATATGAAATTAATGCCCAAAGATATAAGGGGGCATAAAGCCCTCTTTATCCAAATACTTTTGTAGGAAATATAACATCTATACCCAAATTAGGTGTATGAAATATATTTCTTTCAAAGATATTAGCATCAAATATAGTGGAACCTCCATCTAAATTTAACATATCATTTAGTAGTATTGTAAACATCGCATTAACTGGGTTGTTACGTAAACTTCTAAACATAATTCTCTGAATTCTTGATGTGAATGAGATAAAACTTGTCACACCTGTCTGCTCTAAAAATCTAAACTCTCTAGGTATATTTACCTTATAATCAATGAAGTTTTCTAAAGCTTCTTGAGCCGCATTATCACTCATTTCTTTCAACTCATTTGTTGAAGGTTTTCTCTTCTTCTCTTTCACAAAATTCTTAACTTTTATATCCATATTATTTTCATAATCAACAACCTTAGCAACAACATCTACTGCTTGAACTGCCGCAGAACCTACTGCTACCATTGAAGTACCTGGAGTGCCTAAATACTCTTGAAGATATGCACTAATGTCATCTCTTTCTTTAATATCTTTGATATGCTCACCCATTTCTTTTAGTGCTTCTGCCATAGCTTGAGGACTTGCTGCTTTTGTTTTTGAACCAAGTTTGTTAGCAACAGCGATTAAAAGGTCTTCACCATTAACACCAAATTTACTCATACCCATTATAGACTTACCTGCGATGTTTAAAGCACCTTTATCATCTTTAAATAGGTAGTTAATCAATGAAGACACATCATTATGTAATCCTGACAGTGTATGCTCATTTTTACTTGATAATTCAATTGCTAATGACTGTATAAACCCATTAAAGTGTGCTGCAGCTAATGGATGATTCTTAATATCATTTTCTAGCTTAGCTATTTTACTAACTAATGCAGGAGTACTTTTTACTCTATTTTGGAACTCTGCTTGAAGCAGGTCTTCTCTAATAGTAGTAAGTTCAGACATTTCATTCATAACTCTTTTTGTTTTAGAATAAATAACATTTACAGGTACATTTCTACTCATTAGGTAAGATACATTTGATATTGCATCTCTAGCTATTTTAGTAGGTGCTGTAATTACCCAGTGAATCTTTTGTAATAGTATTGACTTCTTAAGTATACTAAAGGCTTTATTTAGTGTTGTACCAGTTTCTCCTATTTGGATTTCCTTGTAACCTTCAACAAAGTCTTTCATATCTTTACGAACCAATGTAACTGAATCACCAAAGGCTCCAGCATCTGATTTAGCATGAGCTTCTGTATATCTCATTTGAACTTCTTTAGGCATATCAGCTAATGATACATCTTTAGGTAATTTGATATACCATAAATGTTCACCAGTTTTAATGTCTTTTACTATTGTAGAAGCTTTAACTGTATCACTATAAGTAAATTTATCAACTATCTCTTCTCTGATAGATTGTGTTTCTAATAACATCATTCTATGAGTATGAGCTTTGATTAAACTGTATACAGGATTTCTAACATAACCTAATGTATCAAGTTCTTCATTACTTAAAATGATTCTAGCTTGAGCATCAGTGTTTGTAACTGCATTATTAGCTAATGGCTCAAATTGACTAGGTAAAGCTAAATTGATATTAGGGTCCATCTTAAGGTTTACACCTGCACCAGATTGGAATGATATATCTCCTGCATCTCTATAAATGATACCTGCTGTAGTCTTAGTTGGTTTTCTAAGTATCTTCCAGCCTAAACCATTAGACATAGCTCTATTAATATTATCAAGAGTAACTACTTTAGTTTCATTGTTCTTTTCAAATATCATGTGGTTAAGATTACCAGTATGTTTATCTAACTCATAAGAGATAGTTGCATCTACTTCGTTATCTAATGATTTATTAGCAACAGAAATACCATATAGTCTTTCAAACATTGCTTTGTGTTTATCACTAGAGTTAATCTTAGTCATCAAGTCATTTATGTTTTCAACACTATCCATTGCATATAAAGCTGAAAGCTTACTAACTGTATCAGAGATACTAGTAGGTAGTCTTAGGTCAGTTTTATAACCATGTTTAGGTGTAATTTTATTAACATATAATCCAGCTAAGTCTTTAGCTATTACAGTAGCATTTCTTAATTGACCAGCTGTCAACTTAGGGTTACTCTCAATATCAGCTATAGCATCAGCTATGGTAATTTTACCAGTAAGTATATCAGTTAACATTGTTGGCTCTAAGTTAAATAGTGGAGTTTCACTAAGTAATGCATGTAAACCTTTGATATCATCTTTAGTGTATAACTTAGTAATATCTTTTTGTAACTCATTGATTTCTTTTTGCTCTAAAGAAGCTTTACGCTCTTCTGCATGTAAAGAAGCAGTTATGATTTTATTCATAGCTTTATAATCAAAGTTATCATCTAAGTTCATATAGATTTTTAACTTACTAATAAGTGTATTTTCATCCCACTGGCGTGCAATACCATTATAAGTATCTCTATATATTTTTGACTTTTTCATCATCTTTTCATGGTAGTCTTTACCATTTAATTTATTCATAGTTAAATCTACAGATAAATCTAAAGTATTTTGAATAAGCTTAGCCATCTTAGCATCAACACTAACAAACGCATCTGCAATTGGTTGAGTTACTTTATCCACACCCTCTGCTTTTTTATCAGAAGGGGAATAAGGTTTATAGTCATTATTCAGGACATCAACGAAACCCAATTCAACTTTAGGGTTCTCTGTTTTATCTGAATACTTAGCATCATATAATGAACCAAGTAAATTACCATAAACTGTATCAAAATCACTTACAGGAAGTCCCAACATTTGCATAAATGCAGCTTTGAATTTATTCCAAATACGTGTACCAACAGGAACTTTTTTAAGTTCTGCAACAAACTCAGGGTTAGTTAGACCAAGAGTCATAAACTCGTGTAGTCTTTCTTTATCAACCATACCATCTAATTTATCAATTACCTTAGTAAGAGTAGGGTTTAACTTACCTTTTTGCTTATATGCGTATATATAAAGTTGTGCTATTTGTTCAGCAAACTTAGAATCAGTTTCAATAGATTGAGCAGTCGCTGCATGAACTAACTCATGTGCAATTTGTTCACTTGTATGTTTTGAACCAAAGTAAATAGTGTTGCTACCTAAATCATACTTAGCTTTAGTACCATTATATTCTGGGTCAATTATGATATTAACATTTTTATTTTTATCTAAAGCAGCATAAGCTAATTTAGCTAAGTTAGTATCATCAATCTTAGAGATAGCTGTTTTAACTCTTTCCATAGTTTGTTCTTGGTAAGCTTTACTATTTGTATCTAATGGTTCAACCTTCTCTTCAACTTTAGTTGTAGGTTTAACACTACTTTCATAAGTATTTACTTCACTAAGTATTTTAGGTTTAACCCCAAAAGATGTCTTAATTACTTCATTACCTATAGCAGATTGTTTATCAGCAATAATTTGTGTTAACTCTGCTTCTGTTCTACTAATGTGAGCATCCATTTTAGCTTGTAATGTCTTATCTTGGGTCATACTTCTAGCATATTTAAGTTCTCTGAGAGCTGCTTCTACAAAGTCATATTTTTTATTAACTTCGAGTATTTGGTTTTTATATTCTTCTTCCATAGCCAAAGCAAAACTAACAGTTGAGCCAACACTATCGTGATTAAGCATAAGTCCATCTTTATAATCTTTAAACTCAGGTCTTGCGTATACAGCTTCAAGTGCTTTAACTAAGATAGCAGCATCTGTCATGTGTTGTAATAAAACCTTAATAGAGTTCATATTTGGGAAATGTTTCTTAATAGTTGTAAGAGTTTTATCTCCAGTTTCAACTACTGCTTCATTCCACTTCTCAATAGTAGCCCCAAAGTCTTCACGAGCTTCTTTATAGCCTTCTGGTGTGTTAATATTCTCAGTATCCATTGTAGCTAGTGGGGGTACAATTCTAATTTGGTCATACAAAGTATTTTCAGAAAATCTTGCTTCCTCAAGCAGATTATGTATATCCTCTAAAGCTTTAGATTGGTCATTAAATAGTTTAGCACCTGTAGACTCTTCAACAATACTTACTAGTTTATCAGCTACACCTTTCTTAGTAGATAATTTAGCAATTAGTTGTATACGTAGTTCATCACCTTCTGGTAAGTCTTTCTTACTATCTATTTCAAGTATATCTAACATCAAAGGTACTTTATCATTATCAATCATTTCACTAGTTAACTCTTTACTTATCTCAAGTATATTGTTATATTTAGCTTGCCCATAAATGAATTTAGTAAATGGTAATTTCATGAGATTACGTGGACCTTTTATTATACCTATACTTGGGTCCATAATTTTATTCATTAAACCTATAATTTTACTATTAGCCCCACCTAAAGCATCTAATGAATTAGCTTTCTTGTCACTAAATTTAGCAAGTTCTTTTTCAAGTACTTTAGTAGATAATTGATACATGTCAGAAAACTCTTCAGCTACTTCTGTAGTCTTTGAGTCATACACTCTCTCACCTAATACTAAATCTTTAACTACCTCAGCTGCCGCTGGAGTTCTTCCACTAGCTTGTAATACTGTAATTAATGCACCTGACGCTGTAGCATCTGGTTTTACCAAGAAATGTGTATTAACTTCACCTTTAGAATAACCTTGACGGATGTCATTAATAGCAGTTACATAATTGGCAACATCCCAAGCAGACTTAGCACCTTTAATTGGTTCATTACCAATATCCATATCTTTACCAATACCAAGTATAAGCCCTAGTTTGTTGGCAGAGCTATCATTAAAGCTTTCAATATAATCATTAAGCTTACGTCCAGTAGGAGTATTGCTATTACCAAGTATTTCATCAAGTGTTAGTCCTGTTTCATCAGATAAATACCCTAACATATAATCTATTTCTTTTTTACCAAGAGTTTGAACTTCTGGGGAACCAAGAATAGGACGAGCAAAAGCTGCATCAGTTTGATAGTTGAGAGTTTGTTCAAATACATGTAGTCTATTTTGTACTGCTGTTTGGTAAGTATAATGTAAGTTACTATCTATAAGTGTATCAAAATCATCAAACAATCTAAC